AGTTATAAACTATTGGCAAAACGAAGTTGATGGATTAAAAGATGATCAAGACGCTTTAAATGAATTTTATAGACAGTTTCCTAGAACTGAAGAACATGCATTTAGAGATGAAGCTAAATCATCGTTATTTAATCTTACAAAAATATATGAACAAATTGATTGGAACGCTGAAACAAGAGATGTGCCCGTTACACAAGGTAATTTTCAGTGGGTGGGAGGTATAAAAGATACTTCAGTTATATTTGTTCCTCAAAATAATGGTAGGTTTTTTATATCGTGGACACCACCTGTAGCATTGCAAAATAATATAATACATAAATTAGGTAAAAAATATCCAGGTAATGAACATCTTGGGGCTTTTGGTTGCGATAGTTATGATATATCAGGTACAGTAGATAAACGTGGTTCTAAAGGATCTTTACATGGTTTAACTAAATTTAGCATGGAAGATGTACCACCAAATCATTTCTTTTTAGAATATATAGCTAGACCACAAACAGCTGAGATATTTTTTGAAGATGTACTTATGGCGTGTATATTTTATGGTATGCCAATATTAGCAGAAAATAATAAACCTAGATTATTATATCATTTTAAAAGGCGAGGTTACAGAGGTTACGCAATGAACAGACCAGATAAAATATATAATAAATTATCAGTAACAGAAAGAGAGATTGGTGGAATACCTAACTCTAGCGAAGATATTAAACAAGCACATGCTGCTGCAATTGAAAGTTATATAGAAACATATGTTGGATTACGTGCTGATAATACATATGGTGATGTATATTTTCAACGAACATTAGAAGACTGGGCAAAATTTGATATAAATAATAGAACTACGCATGATGCTTCTATTAGTTCAGGATTAGCAATTATGGCTTGTAATAAAAATAAATATAGACCTGTTCCTAAAATGGTAAGACAAAGTTATGATTTAGGAATAAAAAAATTTGATAATAGTGGGTTGTTATCTAAAATTATAGATTAAATGAAAAGTGTATATACAAATGGTAATAGTATTTTTCCTAGCCAAGTAGTTAGTGACGCAGAAAAAGCCAGTTGGGAATATGGTGAGAGAGTAGCTCAAGCTATAGAACAAGAGTGGTTTAGTCAAGGTAGAACAAATGGTAATAGATATTTGACTACTTGGAATAACTATAATAGATTAAGATTATATGCAAGAGGTGAACAACCTACTCAAAAATATAAAGATGAGTTATCTATTAATGGTGATTTATCTTATTTAAATTTAGACTGGAAACCAGTACCTATTATTTCTAAGTTTGTAGATATACTTACTAATGGTATTTCTAATAAAGAATATGATATAAATGCTTTTGCACAAGATCCAGCGTCGATGCAAAAGCGAACTAATTATGCAGAATTGTTAGCTCAAGATATATTTGCCAGAGATACAATGAATAAGATTAATGCTCAGTTAGGCGAAAACTTATTTAACACTCAAATACCAGAAGAACAAATGCCTCAAACACCAGAGGAGCTTGAGCTACATATGCAATTATCCTACAAGCAGAGTGTTGAAATAGCTGAAGAAGAAGTTATTGATCAAGTATTAGATTATAATAAATGGGAATTAACTAAACGTAGAATAAATTATGATTTAGTTACATGTGGTATTGGTGCTGTTAAAACAGATTTTAATGTATCAAATGGTATTACTATAGACTATGTTGATCCAGCTTATTTAATATATTCTTACACAGAAGATCCTAATTTTGAAGATATATATTATGTTGGTGAATTAAAAGCTGTTACATTACCAGAAATTGCTAAACAGTTTCCTAATTTAGACGACGCTACATTAAAGAAAATACAGGAATATCAAGGTGATAAAACTTATATGTATGGTTATGGTTATGGTCCATGGGATCAAAACACTATACCTTTGTTATATTTTGAATACAAAACATATAGTGATCAAGTTTTTAAAATAAAAGAAACTGATCAAGGTTTAGTTAAAGCCATAGAAAAGCCAGATACATTTAATCCACCTGAAAGTGAAAACTTTGAAAGAGTTGGTAGAACTATTGAAACACTATATAGAGGTGTAAAAGTTTTAGGTACTAATTTATTATTAAGATGGGAATTATGTCCTAATATGACAAGACCAATGGCGGATACTACAAAAGTAGAAATGAATTATGCTATTTGTGCGCCACGCATGTATAAAGGTCGTATTGATTCAACTGTAAGCAGAATAACTGGTTTTGCAGACATGATTCAAATAACTCATTTAAAGCTACAACAAGTTATAGCTAGAATGGTACCAGACGGTGTATTTTTAGATATGGATGGTTTAGCAGAAGTTGATCTTGGTAACGGAACAAACTATAATCCAGCTGAAGCTTTAAACATGTATTTTCAAACTGGTTCTGTTGTAGGTAGATCATTAACGCAAGATGGTGAATTAAACAGAGGTAAAATACCTGTACAAGAATTACAAACATCTGGGGGTAATGCAAAAATACAAAGTTTAATTAGTACATATAATTATTATTTACAAATGATAAGAGATGTGACCGGATTAAACGAAGCAAGAGATGGTGCATTAGCAGATAAAGATACATTAGTAGGTTTACAAAAAATTGCTGCTCAAGCTTCTAATATTGCAACTAAACACATAAATAATGCTAGCTTATATTTAACTTTAAGAGTATGTGAAAATATATCTAAAAAAGTTAATGATATGTTAGAATATCCATTAACAGCTAACGCATTAAATCAAAGTATAACAGTGTTTAATAGTAAAACTTTAGAAGGTTTAAAGACTTTAAATCTACATGATTTTGGTATTTTCTTAGATCTTGAACCAGATGAAGAAGAAAAAGCTCAACTTGAACAAAATATACAAGTAGCTTTATCTGGTGGTGGTATAGATTTAGAAGATGCAATTGAAATAAGACAGATACGTAATTTAAAATTAGCAAATCAAATGCTAAAAATGAAACGTAAACGTAAGTTGCAAAGAGAAAGACAAATGCAAGCTGAACTTGCTCAACAACAAGGACAAGCAAATGCACAAGCTTCTCAAGCTGCGGCTGAAGCAGAAGTGCAAAAACAACAAGCTTTAACAGCTGAAAAAGTAAACTTTGAACAAGCTAAGTCTCAAATGGAAATACAGCGTATGCAAACTGAAGCTGAGATTAAACGTCAATTAATGTCAGAAGAATTTAATTATCAACTACAATTAGAGCAAATTAAAGCGCAAAGAGAGACAATGCGTGAACAAGAAATTGAAGATCGTAAAGACAATAGAACTAGAATAGCGGGTACGCAACAAAGTAAAATGATAGATCAAAGAAAAAATGATTTATTACCTATAAACTTTGAAGCAGAGGGTGAAGGTCAACCTCAGCAACCAGTTATTTAATATTAATTATTTAATTATATTTTATTATGGCAGAACAAAAAGCGGCCGTAGAGGTCAAACAAGAAGGTGAATTTACTTTAAAAGGTAAAAATTTACCTAAACGTAAGGTTAAAGATCTAGGTAACACTAGTAAAGAACCTGTAAAAATGGAGATAAAAAAACCTGTTGAAGAAAAGGTTGAAACTCCTAAAATTGATTTAACTAAAAAAGAAGACAATGCCGTTCAAGAGCGAAAAACAGAGGAGATACCTGTGGGCGACAAACCCGAAACTAGCAGAGAAGTGGACAAAGAAGTACGGGTCAGCGATACAAATGATAAAGAAGAATCTCCGATCGAAGTAATAGAAGAAGTAACAGAAGAAGTTAAACCATTACAAGAAAATAAAAAAGATACTCCAATAATTAAAATGCCTGAGTTACCAGAAAATGTTGAAAAACTGGTATCATTTATGAATGAAACAGGTGGAACCGTTGAAGATTATGTAGAACTTAATAAAGACTACAGTAAATTTGATGATGATCAATTATTAAAAGAGTATTTAAGAAAAACAAAACCTCATTTAGATTCAGAAGATATTAATCTTATTATGGAAGATTATGAATATGATGAAGAAATGGATGAGAAAAAAGATATACGAAGAAAAAAGTTAGCTTACAAAGAAGCTGTTGCAAATGCTAAACAAGATTTAGAAAGTAGAAAAACTAAATACTATGCAGAAATAAAGCAAAGACCTGGTGTTACGCAAGAGCAACAAAAAGCTATGGACTTTTTTAATCGTTACAATAAACAGCAAGAAAATATAAAGCAGTCTCAGGAAACTTTTAAACAAAGAACTAATGATTTATTTAATAGTGATTTCAAAGGTTTTGATTACACAGTAGGAGATAAAAAATTTAGATATAAAATAAAAGATCCTAAGGCAGTAGCTGACACGCAGTCCAATATAGAAAACTTTGTAAAACGATTTTTAGACAAAGAAGGAAATATTGGGGATCCTGCGGGTTATCATAAAGCTTTATATGCTGCGATGAATGCTGATAAACTAGCGTCTCATTTTTATGAGCAAGGTAAAGCTGACGGTGTTAAAAACATGGTTCAGCAATCTAAAAATCCATCTGCGGATGCGCCAAGGCAGGTTGCCGGCGGGGATGTTTACGTAAGTGGGTTTAAAGTAAAAGCTATTAGTGGAGCAGATTCATCAAAACTAAAAATCAAAAAGAGAACATTTAATAATTAAAATTTACAATTATGGCTTTAAATCCCCAGTTTGGCTCGATCGTACCGAGTCAAATACAGGAAGTCTTACAATCTAACTATTTACAGTGGACAGATCCTGCGGCAGCTGATTTTACATCATTTGCTCAACAGTATTTACCAGAGATCTATGAAGCTGAAGTTGAAAGATATGGTAACAGAACTTTATCTGGATTCTTAAGAATGGTTGGAGCAGAGCTTCCAATGACAAGTGACCAAGTAATCTGGTCTGAACAAAATAGATTACATATTGCATATGAAGGATTAACATTAGGTGGTGCTAACGCAATCAACTGGGTAGGTACTCCTGCTGACGCGATTAACGTTATATCTCCAGGAGCAACTGTAGTAGTTATGGACGACTTCGGAAACGAAGTTAAATGTTTCGTATCTGCTTCTACTCCAGGTGGTGCCGGTGTTGGTACAATTACTGCTCAACCTTATACAGCTGCTACTATTGCTGCTGCTGGTTTAGTAGGTTTAGTAAAGATCTTCGTATATGGTTCTGAGTATAGAAAAGGATCTACAACTCCTAATAACTCTGCTGGTGCTGGTGCTCCTGCTAATGGGTATATTAGTGTTGATCCAGCGTTTACTCAGTTCTCTAACCTACCTGTAATTATCAGAAACAAATACGTAGTAAATGGTTCTGATACTGCACAGATCGGTTGGGTTGAAGTTTCAACTGAAGACGGAACTGGAGGATACTTATGGTATCTAAAAGCTGAATCTGAAACTAGATTAAGATTTGAGGATTATTTAGAAATGATGTGTGTAGAAGGTGAATTAGTTGCGGCTGCTTCTCCTATCGCAAACTTAAAAGGAACTCAAGGTTTATTTGCTGCTATCGAAGATAGAGGTAATGTACAAGTTGGTTTCGCTGCAGCTACAGGTATCAGTGATTTTGATGACATCCTTAGAAACTTAGACACTCAAGGTGCAATTGAAGAGAACATGTTATTCTTAGACAGACAAACTGCTCTTGATTTTGATGATATGCTTGCTGCTATCTCATCTGGATCATCAGGTGGTACTGCTTATGGATTATTTGAAAACTCTGAAGAAATGGCTTTAAACTTAGGTTTTAGCGGTTTCAGAAGAGGTTCATATGACTTCTATAAAACAGATTGGAAATACTTAAACGATGCTTCTACAAGAGGTGCGATGGTAGGACCAAACTCAATTGAAGGAGTTTTAATTCCAGCTGGTACTACAACTGTTTATGACCAAATTTTAGGAACTAACATCAGAAGACCTTTCTTACATGTAAGATATAGAGCTTCACAAACTGATGATAGAAGAATGAAGTCTTGGTTAACAGGTTCTGTTGGTGGTGCATTTACTAGTGATCTTGATGCAATGGAAGTAAACTTCCTTTCAGAAAGATGTTTAGTAACTCAAGCTGCTAACAACTTTGTATTATTCAAAGGAGTGTAACTATTGATAAAGGTTAGGGCGCTGCGGCGCCCATATACCTTTTAACTATTTAATTATATTATATTATGGCAAAAAAGAAACAACAAGAAGAGGTAGTTGTAGAAGAAGTAGCAGTTGCTACACCAAAACCTACATCTATCAAACCAGTTAAAAAAGATGACTGGGAAATAAGAGATAGAACTTATGTACTAACCCAAGGTAAAGAACCTTTAACATTTACCATACCATCTAAACATACTAGAAGACATCCGCTTCTTTGGTATGATGCAGATAAAAATGAACAAAGAGAACTTAGATATGCTACAAACATGTCAAGTCCATTTGTAGATGATCAAAAAGGTGAAGTAACTTTAGGACATATAACTTTTAGAGATGGTACTTTAAATGTACCAAAAGAAAAAATTGCTTTGCAAAAACTATTATCTTTATATCACCCAATGAAAAATTTAAGATATAAAGAATTTATTCCAAATCAAGTAGCTGAAGATGAAGTAGATGCTATTGAATGGGAAATTGAAGCATTAAATGTTGCAAGAACTATGGAGATAGATGTAGCAGAAGCAATTGTAAGAGTTGAGATTGGTTCAAAAGTAAATTCAATGTCTTCTAAAGAATTAAGAAGAGATTTATTGCTTTTAGCTAAACAAAATCCTAAATTATTTTTATCACTTGCTGCTGATGAAAATGTACAATTAAGAAACTTTGCTATCAACGCTGTTGAAGCAAATATTATTAGAATATCACCTGATAATAGAACTGTACACTGGACTAGCAATGATAGAAAATTACTTAATGTTCCATTTGAAGAAAACCCTTATTCAGCGTTAGCTGCGTGGTTTAAAACTGATGAAGGAATAGAAGTATTTAAGTCTATAGAAAAGAGACTATAACAATGATAACAAGGCGGGTTCGCCCGCCTTTTATTAAAATAACAATATAATGATAAACGTAAATTCAGTATATCAAACCGTTTTAATAATACTCAATCAACAACAAAGAGGATATATAACACCTGATGAGTTTAATAAAATAGGCACTCAAGCTCAATTAACTATATTTGAGGCATATGCTAGTGATTTAAACCAGCAATATCGTTCTCAGCAAAATGATACTGAATACTCTAATCGTATAAAAAATATTGAAGAAAAATTACAATTCTTCCAAAGAACTGCACAAATTCCATATGATGCTGTTGCTGCTAATTTTCCTTTATTAGATACTACAATACCAGACGCGCCGGTTGTAGTTGGTACTACTGACACTTTATATAGAGTTGGATCTGTGTTTTATAGAGACTATGATCTAGGTCAATACGTACAACCAAATGAGTTAAAACAATTAATTCTTTCTCCTTTAACTCAACCTACAGATAAATTTCCAATATATACATATGAAAACAATGTTTTAAAATTATACCCTACTAGTATACAGTCAGGTGTAAGTATTTCTTATTTAGCTAAACCACAGGATATATTATGGAATTTTACTACAGATGTAGCAACAGGAGCTTATTTGTATGACGATGGATCATCAATACAATTTGATTTAGATGTAACAGAACAAGATGAATTAATAATGAGAATATTAGCCTACGCTGGTGTTATAATACAAGATCCTAGTATTATACAAACCGCAGCACAAGCTGTAGCTAATCAAGATAACAACGAAAAACAATAAGATATGCCAATGCCAAATGGTGGATTAATCACCGAAACTAATTCGCAATATTACGCTGGAGCACAAGGATTTACAACAACTGCTCCGCAGCAGAATTTTACATTCACATTTGATACGCCATTGAATTTAGGTGATCCAGATCCAAATGCTGTAGACTATGCTTTAAATAATTTTAAACTATATGCTAGTTCTGATGGTATTACATATTTAGAAGTTACTAATGCTAATTGGCCAGCACAGTTTCCATATACTCTAGATGTACAACCAAACGGTAACAGTGTAATTAGTTTAGCTGGAAATTTACCAGCTAATCACGTATTAGTTTGTCAATTAAAAACTATTGACGGTGGTAGTTTTGGCAACAGAGATGCATACGGTGTAACTACAGAAGAAAATTATGGCAGTTATGGTTATACAACATTACAAGATATAGTTAATAATTTTATTGTAGGTTATGTTGGTCAAGATAAATTAATAGCTAGAGCCAATAGAAGTGATATAATATTTCATGCTAAAAGAGGTTTACAAGAATTTAGCTATGATACTTTAAAATCTATTAAATCACAAGAATTAACAGTACCTCATACTCTTAGTAATATATTACCTCAAGACTATGTAAATTATGTAAGAGTATCACGTATAGATAATTTAGGTGTTAAAAGAATTATATATCCGGCTAATAACTTAACTATATCACCATATGAAACTCCTGTACAAGATAATTTTGGTGCACCAACTCAAGATAATTTTGAAGATAATATAGAAGGAACTTCACAAACAGAAAGAAAATGGAAGTCTGCTAACACTAATTTAATTAATGGTTTACCTAGTTTTGCTTTATATAACGAAGGTATGGACTGGGCAGGTTATAATTGGGGTTATGGTGGATTCTGGTATTGGGGTTGGGGTGAACAATATGGTATGTCGCCTCAGTACGCACAATACAATGGTTGGTTTAATATGAACGCAAGAGAAGGTAAAATATCTTTTTCTAGTAATTTAGTTGGTGCTTGTATAGTATTAGAATACATATCTGATGGACTTGCTTATGATTTAGATAGTAGAATACCTAAATTAGCAGAAGACGCTTTATATTCATATATTTCACATGCTATAATTTCTACTAGAATTAATCAGCCAGAATATATAGTACAAAGATTAAGACAAGAAAAAAGTGCTAAACTTAGAAACGCTAAAATTAGATTATCTAATATTAAATTAGATGAAATAGTACAAACAATGCGTGGAAAAGCTAAATGGATAAAACGTTAAAAATATGCCACAAGTAGAAAATACCTTTCTAAAGTCTAAAATGAATAAAGACTTAGATAGTAGAATATTACCAAATGGCGAATACAGAGATGCTCAAAATTTACAAGTTAGTAGATCACAAGGATCAGAGGTAGGAGAATTTGAGAATGTTTTAGGTAATGAAGAATTAACCTATTTATATACTGGTAGAAGCGGTAGTACTTATTATGGTAAAATAATTGGTCAATACACCGATGAAACTAACAATGTTTTGTATATTTATAGTTCAGGTTTTTCAGGTACAGGTATGTGTCCGCGTGATATAATTGTTACAGCTGCACCAAATACAGCATTTACAGGTGTTACTTTTGGTCTTCACGATGCAAATGGTGTTGCTGTTAATCCACAAGTGTTAGGTGTTCAAGAAGGCATGTTGTTATGGGGTAGTAATTGGAACGGTGTACCGTCAGGCGCGGGTG